AGCCAGTAATAAGGCAGGGAAAGTACTCTCACGCGCGCTCGAATCTATCACTCAAGAGAAACTCGACTACACGGATGCTAAAGATCTGAGCGCGATAGCTAAAGATATGAGTGTAGTCATTAAGAATCTTGAACCAAAGGATATCGCACCAACTGATGCGAACGGAGTGAACACACCTCAGTTCGTAATCTTCGCACCACAGTTCAGAGATGAACGGTCATTCGATGTAATCCATGTACAGGAGTAAGAGATGCCAGCAATCCTTCATTCGGATGTATTCAGTCCTGCCTTGTTAGAATCAGAATCACTCGTAGTAAGTCTCGAACAACAGAATAGAATACGAGATATACTGAGATACAGTTCATCAGATAGTAAGTTTGCAGACAAGGCATTCGATGCTATCTGGTTCGTTCTCACTAATGGTTCTGCGGTCCCTCCTGTAGTTACTTCACTCAATCCATCCACGGTAGTAATCGGATCTCCAGATTTTGATGTTCATGTAGTGGGAACAGGATTCACTCCTGATTCCAAGATCATCTTTGCTGGAGTAGAGGAACCTACTACTCATGTATCAGATACAGAGTTGACTACAGGTGTGAACATGACATTGTGGGTTGGAGCTGACTCCGTACCCGTGAGCGTAGCGAACTCGAATGGAATCGTATCTGATCCCATGATGTTCACATTCACTACTGCTGCTGGTAGAGTTCTGAAGGAAGAGAATAAGACAATTCCTCCACATCATGACATGACTCCTCCAAAATTCACTCCTCCTCCTTCTCCAATGGTTCCTTCTCATTCAGATACTATTACTAATCTGGCTGAAGAGATTAAGACTGAAGAGAAGAAAGAGAAGAAGTAATGCCCACCCAATCAATCATGATGGGAATGCCAGTCACATTACTGGCTAATGTAGTGTATGCACTCCCGCCGGTAAAGTGTACCATCTTTACTGATGCGGCGACACCTACCATCACTACATCAAATACACTCGCATTCACGACTTCCATACCTGTAACATTGACCGCAGGTCAAGCATCAGTACCAGGACTATTCATTAAATGTGCAGCGGATACTGTAGTTGTAATTAAGAAAGACTAACAATCAGGAGAGATAATGAGTATATTTCAATTCTATCCGGAACCACTCGATTCACTTTGTACACTTAGGACTGATGATGGTTTCATTGGGACTGGTGTATCGAATACTGATGCGAATGGACGCGCGGGTCAGTTCATCAATGTAATGACAGGACATCCATCTCAACACGGTGCTGAACTTGTATTGACTAAACCTGGATACAATGATCTGCGCGTACGTGGATTCCTAGTCATCGAAGATGAGACCGCTAGACTTCAGGTTGATGATTACCGTCTCACTCCTGTTCCTGTATCTCCTGATATTCCTACTACTGAGCCTCCTCCTACTGGGAGTGGACCTGACCCAAATGCTAATCCTGTAGACATTATCAATTACGTATTCAATTCTACTCATGCTAATCTAGCGACACATGAGGGATGTGGTAAATTTACTGAAGACGTGTGTGTAGCATTGCATGATTCGATGCATCCTGCATGGGGACATATCAAGAAGAACCCCGGACAGAATCAGTATAATGGACACGCGGTCGATGCAGTCATGCTAATGGTTCCATCAGGTTCCACTGCTCCTGGGATATACGATATCATTCAGGATAGTGTATCGCCGAATGCGCGTCCAGTCTTCAATTACGTAGAACCACCTAATCCTGATCTGTGGTACTATCCTGCTGGTCCAATTCAACTATCATTAGATGTTGAGATGAAGAGGAAGAAGTAATGCCAATGAATCCATTCGGTGCAATGGCTGGTGCTGCTGGTGCTGCGAATCCTATGGGACAACAGCAGAGAAATATACGCGCTCAGAATGGACCACGCATTAAACAGATGATGCAGCCACAAGGTGGTATAGGACCATCACCTAATGCTCAAGGTATGCAGAATATGATGCAAGGTGCAATGCCTCAGAAAATGAATATTCCTAGACCTCCAGTACAACCACAAGGAATGCCATTTCAGGGAGGTGGATTTCAACCACCCGGTCAGATGATGCCACAAGGATCAATGGGACCATCACCTAATGGAATGCAGGAACTACTCGCGCGTATGCAGCAGAGTAATACTGGTATTGCAGGTCAATCAGGTCAGGTAAATGATGCACGTCGTCAGATGATGATGAAGCGTGGATTTTCTCAGTAATGGCACGTAATCCTAATGAGTGGAAGCCAGAACCTAAGCAAGAACAGTTTCTAGCTGTACCTATTTCATTTAAAGAGGCATTGTATGGAGGAGGTGCAGGTTCAGGAAAATCCGACGTTCTATTACTCTATGGAATTGTTCATAGATGGCATGAGAATCCTAAATTTAAACAAGTTTTCATGCGTAGAACTTTTCCAGAACTCAGAAATGAAATCATTCCGAGATCTAGAGAGTTGTATAGACGTTTTGGTGCGACTCTTAATAAAACAGAAATGTGCTGGACATTTCCTCGCCCAGATCAATATGGTGGTACAGGTGGAGCCAACGAAGGAGCGATGATCTTTCTAGGTCATTGTGAGAATGAAGATGATGTGCATAAATACGATTCAATGCAGATCAATCTGTATACACCAGACGAACTTACTTCCATCACTGAGTGGATTTACCTTTACATCGGATTCCAGCGTGTCAGATCGCCTGTTCCTGAATTACCTGCAATCATACGCGCTGCGGGAATGCCGGGAGGTATCGGACATACTTGGGTCTACAAACGATTCATTAAGCCATTCCCTAAAGGTGGGAAGAGAATCGTAGGACGTGGTGGAAACTCACGCATCTACATTCACTCAACTCTTGAAGATAATCAATACATCGACCCCACTTATAAGCAGTCGCTTCAAGGTATCACGATTGAAGCAGAGCGTAAAGCGAAATTACAGGGTGACTGGGACGCGTATCAGGGTCAGGTATTTGATGAGTTTAGAGATCATAAATACTCTGATGAACCAGATAACGCAATACACGTTGTTGAACCGTTTGAAATCCCTGAATGGTGGCCGCGTATTGTAATAGGTGACTGGGGTTACACGGCAATGACGTGGGTAGGATACGCTGCCATATCACCTACACGTCGCATTTATATTTATCGTGAGCAGTATTGGGTAAAGACAAAGATAGCGGAATGGGCACCTCATGTCAAACTCTACATTGACAGAGAGCATCCTAGACTTGTTCGTTTTTGTAAATCCGCGGGACAGGATAGAGGTCAGGAACATACTATCCAACAACAGATTGAAGAAGAACTCCAACAGTCTATTGAACTTAGTAATAATTCTCCTGGAAGTAGAATCGCTGGAAAGATCCTCATCCATGAATACCTCAGATGGAAATCCAAAGATATAAATCCATCTGAAGTTCCAGCATATTCAGAGGAATATGCGATGTGGATTATGAGGAATCGTGGTATGGCGGAATACAAGTCATACATGAATTCCCTCAATCCACCAGAACCAGAGAAGAATTTACCGAAATTACAGATATTCGCGGGCGCGTGTCCAATTCTCATAGATGCAATCAAAGCGTGTAGCTATGATAAACCTAAGGGAAATAAACCAGCAGAGGACATTGCGGAATTTGAAGGCGACGATCCTATCGACGGATTACGATACCTCGTTGACGCTGCCGAAGGATTTTTTGATGAATCCAATGAAGAATTCAAACGAGTGGAACGGCAGGAAGCTCTCATCCAACAACTTGATCAGAGTAAAGATTGGACAGCGTTTTATCGTAATATGCACAAGGTTGAATCAGATACAGATGAACAGATTCGGCCGGTAAGTCGATACAGACATCACTAATGATTAAACAGATTCTATACAAGTGGTTTGGGTTATCTGATGAGCCATGTGAGACGTGTGAACTCCTACGTGAGTTACTCGCAAAGAGTGACGCTGAACGTAGAGATTTAGTAACACGACTTCTGGACAAGGATAAATCTGAGCCACTTGTCTCATCTTTAGAAGCACCACAGGCTATTAAACCACAATTCATT